TCCGCTCCAGCAATTACATCATTTTGCCAGCGCATCCGGTAATCGTCAGTGGCGTAATAAAAATCATGTGCATAAAAACGATCCTGATCAGAATCGTATTGCAGCATGATTAAGGCACGGGAACCGTAATGCGTTGTTAATTTGCCGTCGTTGGCATAATAAATTGTTTTTGCGCCGAGACTATTGATATTGATTGTTGTTGTACTTGCACCTGCAATATTATTCTGATAGAACGCAATCGTCATCCCATCAAAATAAGCCGTAATGTCCGAATGACTACCTAGCCATGTTCCTGCAACCGTGCCTGAGTTAGTAATACTGAAGAATTCTTTATCTGCTTTAGTTTCATACAACGCACCTTGAACACCATCAAGCGTATCAGCATCAATACCTAAAGCATCAATGTCTGATTTTGTTTGATCTGCAGTAGCACCCGATTCAATACCATTTAGTTTACTATGATCAGCATCAGTGAAAACATTAGAGTCAGAAGCATTTTTAACTAAAGTTCTTATTTCAGCGGCAGTCTGATCAGCTGTTGCTGATGCTTCTATGCCATCTAACTTAGAACCATCAGCTGATACATCCCTACCATCAACAGTCTGTGACCCAGAGAACGTTATGTTCCCAGTCATCTGACCACCAGATTTTGGTAACTTAGTAGCAATGCTATTAGTTACTGTTGTAGAGAAACTTGCATCATCACCAAGGGCTGCTGCTAGCTCATTTAGTGTATTAAGTGCTCCAGGTGCAGAGTCAATAACATTAGCAACTTCATTGTCAACATAAGTTTTAACCGATTGTTGGGTTGGGACTTTTGTTGCTGAGTTAGAAGACATGTTATCTTCATCTACAACAAAACTCATAGATCCAGTGCTAGTATCGCTGTTCATCACAGCACCGGCAGCATTCACATTAGTTGCATCGGTAACATCAGCACTTGCTTCAATACCATCGAGTTTTGTATGATCCGCGTCGGTAAAGACATTAGAATCGGTAGCACTACCCACAAGTGTCCTGATCTCTGCTGCAGTTTGATCTGCTGTTGCTGATGCTTCTATGCCGTCTAACTTAGTATGATCATCATCAGTAAACACATTTGAGTCAGTAGCACTATCTACAAGTGTTCTAATCTCTGCAGCAGTCTGGTCTGCTGTTGCTGATGCTTCAATACCATCTAACTTATTCTTTAAAGTTGTAGTGAAGTTATTATCAGTTTGGGATGAAACAGAAAAATCAATTGTTCCATCAGAATCTTTATAGGTAACCGTAATGCCTGACTCGGTATTACTACTTACCATTCCTCCAACTATATCCTGAACCTGCTCATTAGATAGTTGAGTGTTGGAAGTTACATAACCAGCACCATTGGTTAGCTGGTTATTATTAGTAACGTTTGTAGCGCCAGAAGCAATACCATCTAATTTACTATGATCAGCGTCAGTAAATATATTGGAATCACTGGCGGATCCAACTAAAGATCTTATTTCAGCAGCGCTTTGATCTCCAGTTGCTCCGGCTTCTATGCCATCTAACTTATTCTTTAGAGTCGTGGTAAAGTTATTATCAGTTTGTAATGCTACGGAGAAATCAATTGTTCCATCAGAATCTTTATAGGTAACCGTAATGCCTGATTCGGTATTACTACTTACCATTCCTCCAACTATATCCTGAACCTGCTCATTAGATAATTGAGTATTAGCAGTTACATAACCAGCACCATTAGTTAACTGGTTGTTATTGGTTGGTATTGTAGGTGTATTGCTAAAGTTATTATAGTTAAGGTAATAAGAACCATGCTCACCATCAAGTGTATCTGCATCTAATCCTGAACCTGCACCGTCGTTAGACGCTCCCCAAAGAGTTCCCTGGGCGGTGGTGGATAGCGATCCAGTGCCACTTAAATTAGCTGTTTCAGTAAATGACGTTGCGCCACTTGAATTATACCACTTGTGTGTATCGCCAGAATAATAAGCAGTAGTGCTATTATGAATGCCAAATCCTGAGATCCAATTGTCTGTGTCATATAAAACGATTTTATTTGGACCTCTGGGACTATCACTGTAATCGTGGTCGAATTCAAGACGACCGGTCATCGAATTAAAAGTTGTCGTGCTACTATCTCCGATATTACTATTTAATAAGATGTTGGCCCCACTCGCACCTGTTAAATTTCCAGAGAAAGTATCAGCAGCATCTGATCTTAAATAGCTGCTCCCTTGCACTCCGTCTAGAAGATCCGCATCAAGCCCCGAACCAGACCCATCAACTGTTTTAATAGCCGTAAGGATCTCAGCGGCAGTTTGATTTGCAGTCGCATTTGATTCTATACCATCTAACTTAGTTCCATCAGCAGACAGGTCCCTCCCATCAACAGTTTGTGATCCAGAGAACGTTATATTCCCAGTCATCTGTCCACCAGCAAGTGGGAGCTTAGTGGCAATACTATTTGTTATCGTCGTAGAAAAGTTAGCATCATCACCTAGTGCGGCAGCCAGCTCATTAAGAGTATCAAGAGCACCTGGCGCCGAGTCCACAAGATTAGCAAGTCCAGTACTAACAAACGCCGTTGTTGCTATTTGTGTTGTGTTAGTTCCAGCAGCGGCCGTAGGAGCGGTAGGAGTCCCTGAAAGCCCAACAGAATCTACAATTGCTATAGATCCACTAGTTATACTTATTCCGCTGCCGCCGCTAAAATGCGCCCTGATACTTGTGGCATTTGGGCCAGTGTATGTTATCACTCCAGTGCCGCTATTATAAGATAAAGACCCGTCTCCGCCGGAGTCTGTTACGCTTATAGAGTTTCTAGCCCTAGCATTGGTGTAGTATAAATATGAGGAGTTTTCCGCTACATTAGCTGTGGAGATCTGACTACCAGCCACTAAGAAATTAGACCCAGAAGATACGTTTATATCTCCAACCACATCTAATTTAAAAGCGGGAGTATTGTTCCCTACGCCAACTCTGTGGTTATCAGCCTCTACTTTTAAGGTAGGAACTCCGCTTTGAACGTCAAAATCTATGCCTTCTATGCCGGTTAGATCAACAAAATCAGATTCAATACGGGTTAATGGCATAGCAACCTTAGATCTTTAATTACAATATTTCTATCGTAACTTTAAACTTAAGTTTTTTTAAACTGCTCAAAGTAAAGTTATCTTATATTGCCTGGCATTATTCATCCTATTCCAGATCCTTATAGTACCCGTGGTGTTTGCCATGACGATCGTAGTTTTTCCGTCTGTGAATGTTCCAGCTGTTGTTGCTGTGTTGTTGCTCGTTTCTAATGTATTTGATACGTCAACCATCACACTGGAGTTTTTGCTTGTCCCGGCGTCGTAATAGATAAGACCAGTCCCGTTGGGTTGGGGATAAATATCGTAGATCGTGAACGAGGTTATAGCAATAATCCCTCCTTTCACTGGCATAACCACATCTAAATATGCATCGTCTGCAATCACCGCCGTTAGTAGCGACGTGAGCACTCCACCGTTTATTTGGACATTGCCCTCAATGCCAACGGTTCCGCTTGAATCTATGCGAACTTTTTCTGTTGCGTTTGTATACTCACCTGAAGTTCCTGTAGCAAAAACAATTGCAGCATCTCCACTTGATGCAGCGATATATAATTCATTACTGGGAGTAACTAAACTTGAATTGGTAATGTTCATTCCAATTGAACCTAAATTCAATCCACCATCTTGCCTAAACACTATTTTTGGATTATAACTCTCATTAATGTTGGCGGTATCTGCTTCAAGAATTAAATCTGCATCTCCAGAGGTTCCTGATGAAATATGTAGTTTTCCTTGCGGATTATCGGTCCCAATACCGACATTACCATCAGAAGTTATACGAAGTCTCTCGGTTGGACTTGTAGCGCCAGCAACAGTTGTAAAAAATGCAAGATTTGTTGCAGAAGTAGTAGTAGACATCCGCAACGATCTAATTTCAGACCTGGCAGATGATCCTGTTCCTCCAGTTATAAGTTGTAGTCTTGAGTATGTTCCAGAAGCTGCAGAATTATTATGAACTTTAATTGTTGTATTTCCAGTTCCAAAAAGATTAAATAAAGTATCTGGATTATTAGTTCCGATACCAATATTTCCATCTGCTTTTATACGAATTCCCGTTAAATGACTAGTATCTACGGCAGCACCGGCACCAAAAACTTGTCCGATATGAATATCTCTATTATGATTACCAATTACAAGACCAGGAAGGATCATCCCAGTCATGGTTGCTTCAGTAATTGCTAATATTGGTTTATCATTTGCTTGGTCATTATGTCTTGTCGCATATAAAATATTTTCAGCTTGAGCATTATGCTGAACATGCAACCTTCCATTTATATTTGTTGCCTCATTGATACCAACATTACCGCTAGAAGTTATACGAACTTTTTCTGAAAGAGAATTTACATTAACAGCAGTAAATAATGTAATATCACCATCAGCATTTTTTAATGATAATTCATTTGATTGACTGGTATGATTATTATTATAACCAATAAGATACTTACCGGCAGCATCTCCATTCCCAACAATTCTAAAAATACCAGCAGAAGAGCCACCAGAAGGAGCACTAGTTGCATCAATTCTTATTTCTCTTTTTAGTAGATCACTACTCGTGGAATAAACTGTAAGTTTTGCTACTGGGTTATTAGTCCCAATGCCAACGTTTTTATTAAATGACCAAGCATCTAGAGTAGATTTATATAATAGAGTTGCAGCCGCCCCGTCAACAGTAATCCCCGCTCCATCTGCTGCAGCAGCATTAGCAGCTCCAGAGGCCAATACAATATTCTTATCATCAACAGTTAGTGTTGTGGAGTTGATTGTGGTGGTCGTACCGTCTACTTGTAAGCCCCCAGCGATTATCACGGTGCCCGTGTTGTCTCCAACTGCGGCCGGGTCTATAGTTAAGGTTGCTGGGCCGGAGATGGTGTTTGTGGAGATATTAATACCAGTTCCGCTCGCCCCGGTCGATAGTGAAGTTGCTAGAGCAGTTCCAGTTACGGTTGCCCCAGTAGACGTAGTTTCAAATTTCCTGGAGTTGTCGAAATAGAGTTCTGCGGCTGCATTCTGAACAAATCTTGCATATTTTTCTGTGCCAGCAGAATTTTCTAAGTGTATTGCAGCACTGCCTCGAATATAAAATTGTCCTGCTCCAATATCATCGATATATGAATTACTTCCATCATGATAGATCTGTAAGTCATCGCTATCTCCAAAAACTAGCTTGGCATTGTCGGCAAACTTTGCTATGTTTGAGGACGCGGTATATGTAACCTGCCCCGCATCAATGTCAATGGCCCCGTCGAGGTCCGTGTTGCCCTGGACTGTTAAGCTATTTCCTACAGTTAAGTTCGGGCTGGCACCGGACACCCCTCCGAACTCAGAGTACAACAAGATCCAGCAATCGGCCCCTGTTGGAGGCGCCTCGGCGAATGTGATTTGGTCCGATGCGACATTGTACGCAGACCCAGGTTCTTGGAGCACACCGCCTAAGGACACTATCAACGCCGAGGCGATGGTGGGGTAGATAGTGTTTGTGTTGTATCTCAGATCAAAGGTCGTCAGTACTCCATTAAACTGGGACTCTAAGCTATCTAGGACCTTTTGTGTTCCAATGGCAGGATTACGTCCAATATATGCCATGTCGTGCGTCTATAATGTATAGTTTACTTTAAACTTAGGATCCGCTAATCTGAGATTTTAAAGCTTCAACTTCTGAGGTGAGTTCTTTAACTGCCTCCACAAGAACACCAATTATCGCCTGGTACGAGAGCGTTTTTACTTCTGTTTCTTCATGGACCTTATTTATATTTTCTGTTAATGTCTCTGTGCGAACTATTTCTGGGATTACTTGCTCTACCTCTTGAGCGATAAAGCCGTAGTCTGTTTCTCCGTTTGATTTCCAATCGAATTTAACGCCGCGAAGAGAGTTCACCTTGTCTAGAGGAGATTCTATGTCTTGAATGTTTTCTTTTAATCTAATATCAGAAGTAGGAGTCACCGTGCCATTTACAGTAACGCCGGCGGTAGTAGTATAGAGCTTAGCTGATCCTTGATAGCGTAAATATACGGCATCTGAGTCGTACTCTATTTGTGTTCTCCAAGAAGGAGTGGTTCCTACTGCAATAGAAGCTGAAGATATGTTAAATTGTCGCCAGCCGGAGGTCTGAGACCACTCATCTTGGAATATGAAGCCGGCTTCTGTGCATTTCTCATCGGTCAGACCGTTATTGCCAACGCGAATATTAAAGTTCCCCATCCCGTCGTTGTATGTAATACCATGCTTTTCTGACTCCCAATATACCCCTTCGTATGCACCATTATCACCGATGGACATCGTTCCGCCATTTAGATATAAGTTTCCATCAGTGGTCGTGATATCACCTACAACATGTAATTTAGACGTCGGACCGTCTGTACCGATGCCGACGTTGCCATTAGATGAAACTCTGAACTTCTCAGAGCTAGCTAGCTCAACAGTAAACGCATCACTTCTGGAACCAATGTTTACGGTACTAGTCGTTCCTGCCGTAACAAAGCCAATTCCGCAACGATCTCCTGCGCCCGTTCTTTCGAAGCGAGCTGTTTCAATATTGTCTGCTTTTTGTACATGTAACCTCTGCTCTGGATCATCCGTACCGATGCCGACGTTTCCATCGCAAGTCAGCCTCATTCTTTCGACAGGAGTACCACCGAAGGCAGTTTTAAATAATAGGTTGACTCTTGTTTGTCCGTCTGGATCCTGGTGCCCTTCAATACTTGCCCACCTTGTGTGATTAATGTTAGGTTGTAGTCTTAAGGCAACGGTAGAATTAGGGGAGTTTTCAGAATAATTTGATATTCGGATCTCACCACCCAAGTCCCCAGCTACATCTGTTCTGACTTCTAACCTCGCCTGCGGACTAATCGTACCGATACCAACTTCACCTGTTGATTTGATGCGAAGTCTTTCTTCTGCTGCTGACCCGCTCGAAGGTGTGAAGAAGGTCATATATTTGGCGTTATTACTTCCGCTTCCATCTTGTGCTCTTAAACTAACTTCACCATCTGTATCGTCCTGGTGAATTGCAAACTGTGTTTGATTAGCTTGGACTATAAAATTATCCTGATCATCTTGTCCAATAATTTCGGTTTTTCCACTGTGATTTACTGTAAAGTTTTCACTCCAAGACCCCCCACTATAATCAGAGATGGCAAAATATCCCTTAGTGGCGTTGTCATGAGCCGAGATCCTCCAGTTAGAACGATCGGTGGGAGTAGTGTGACCGATGAGTTGGAGATGGGCCTCAGAAGCTCCGGCGTCAGTGCTCGTATAGAGCTTCATGCGATCTTTACCATCGATCCTAAAATCAATGCGGGAGTTGTTGCCGGCATTAAGCTCGTCTGCCGCTAGTACTAGGGAATCAGCACCCTGTACTCCTACGTAGTTATCGCGGACGGAGGCGGTTTCATTTAAAACTAGTCCTTTGAACGTATTAGCCGCACTGACGATCTCTAAAAACTCGTCGTAATCTAAGTCACCAGAATTTGAAAGAGAGGCATCGCCTAACTTAAGAGTCTTTGCTTTTAGTTTATTAGGTATCGGAGCATCATGGATGTAGATGTTTGACACTCCGTAGCTGTCACCTGTGCCAGTTCCTGTGCCCATAAATCGGATCTTGAATCCATCCGAAAAAGAGAAGGAAGGCTTATAGACAAACTCAGATATATCTATTACAACTTTCCTCCAGGTTGTATCTGTGATATCGTCATTGTCCGCGTCGTTGTCTTGCCAAACGAAAGCCTGGTGTTCATGGAAAGTAACTCCGTTGTCGTTACTTAACTGAACCTCCATGTATTCGGCATTTGAATCCATAGATTGAGCAGCCAGGAGCACTGTCAAATAGATCCTGCTATCAGATACAGATCTATCTGCTAACGAACCAGTTTGATTAACCGTCGTAATTTTTTCATTAGTCCTAAAATCACTTAGATCAACCGTAGGGGAAGTGAGATAAGAAACTGCCGATGCACCAACCCATCTGACTGCTTTTAGTCCTGATGGTAATCTAGCAAGATCAACTTCATAATGATCATCAGGAGTGCCAGTTGCCAAAGTACCACCTGTAAGAGTCCAGGTGCCTAAGTCATTACCAGCAAGAGTGGCGGTTGTTTCATTGTAGGCCGGCCAAGTCTCTTTGTACCATACTGTGTCTACTATCGGACCAGAGGATAATATCACCCCATCCACTTCTAGTCTTTCTGATGGGACAATAGTCCCGATGCCGACGTTGCCACTTGAATCTATACGGAGTTTTTCTGTTGTACCTGCAGAAATAATAACAGTGTTGCTTAAAGAGGAGTCTCCTGAAACCCCCTTATAACCGCCGATGATCGTATTGTTACTGCCTCCAATGTAATAACCAGCCTCGAATCCAATTACTACATTCTTCTCTCCGGTGGAATTACTGTATAGAGATTTGTTTCCTAATGCTATATTATGATCAGCTGTGGTGTTGCTCCTAAGAGCCTCAGATCCTATAGCTACGTTATCGCCACCGGACGTATTGTCATGTAAAGTAAAGTATCCTCCAATTGCTATATTGCCTACCCCAGAGTCGTTATTTTCAAGAACTCTGTCTCTTCCTATGGCTATGTTACTGCTTCCAGTGGTATTTAAGTGGAGAACTCTACCTTCTCCAATGGCTATATTTCCACTGCCCGTAGTATTATAACCAAGAGCTCGGTCAGCTCCGATAGCTATATTTCCTCCTCCAGTAGTGTTATTCCAAAGAGGCCGATCGCCCCCAATGGCTATATTTCCTCCGCCAGTGGTATTGAATTCAAGAGCTCGGTCCGTTCCAATGGCTATATTGCTATTTCCAGAGGTGACGTTGCTCAGCCCGTCCCCGATTAAGATGTTGCCACTAACATTATTATTGCCGTGACCAAAATTTATACCGTTAACCGATGCATCATTAGTTACTGTGAGTCCAGTAGTTGTTGTAGTACCAGTTACGGTTACACCAGTTGAAGTGGTTTCAAATTTCTTATTACTGTCGTAATAAAGTTCTACGCTTGTATTTGTACTATCATCTCTAAAAAGTGCATAAGTATCTCCCAAGCCGGCGTCTCTAAAGTCAATATTTTTTCCGCCAAGCAATAAATTACCGCTTCCAAGCTCTCTTATTACACTGTTATTAAAAGTAGATTCATGATAGATCTGCAAGTCATTACTCTGCCCAAAAAACGCTTTCTTCCCATCATCAAGATGCAGATCCCCTCCGTTTATCCTTAAAGTTGTCGATGTATTTACCGATTCTGGTAGAAATATTGCGTCTACGTGATTACCGATATTTGGCATGATATAATTCCTTACGAGGTGATTTCAAGCGCGTTAACAATTACATCAAGGGAGGAGGCTGTGTCCGATGTCACCACAATCTTATCTCCGGCCGAGGCCGTGCCATTATACTCCAGGATTAATTTCTGCCCCGCCATGACTTCTAACGTCGAGCCGGATGGGATCGGGATGTTTTTAGCTAAGTAAACGTCATCAGAAGGAGCCGCTGTCGTACCTGTTGCAGGTCTGTCGATCTGTACATTAACGTTTATAGGAGACGAGTGGATGTTTGATAACGCAATACCGATGATAATTGCTGTTTTAGTCGAAGCTCCCCCTAGCTCTACTTCGTAAGCCGTAGAGGTAGATGTCCCAACTGCTGATTTTGTGTATGCTTTAAATGTATTTGCCATGGCAATGCGTTATCCTAATGCTATTGCCAAAGCGATAATGTCGTCGATTGTGGATCTAGAATCGGCAAGTGTTTTCACTTCGTTTATTGCCGCTACTGCGTTTGTTTTGTTTGTTGTAGTCAGACTAGTTAAGTTACCTACATCAACCAACTGGCCGACGTTTGTAACAACTTCTCTAGTAGGTGTCCCGCTACTATCTACCCCCGTACCTGCAGTTAGGCCATGCCTAACATGAAAATGCTTATTTGTCGCCATAGGTTCACTTTCCCCTGTGCCAAGTTGTAATGTCTATTTAAGACTTTAAACAGTAAATGGCCTAAGAGAGGACTGCTGTTCTAACAACTTTTATAGTTATTTCTTTAGGAAATGCTTCGTACCTACTAAAATAAATTTCTACATTTGATCCGACTACTTCTGCAGAAAAATCTCCCATTCTTTCGCCCGGAGAAGATGCTGTGCCATAGTCAATTATATCAACATTTGTTCCGTCGTGAATAGCCAAAAGCTCTGTTATTTGATAATTAGACGTAAATCCAAATCCTTCGTGAGAAACTTGTACAAAGAATTTTGCAGATCTATAAGTCGTAGAGAAAGTATCAACAACAGTGAAAGTGGTGGGGAACGTATTTTCAGCCTGGGTCGTTGTGCTAACGTTGGACTGAATTTTGCTTTCAGAATCTTCGTCCCATAAAAACTCGTAGGCACCAAATTTTATTTCGTCGGATAACCTGATCTCAAGTTCTCCGTCATCAGCTATGTATCTATTAAAATTATTAGTATTTAGCCTATGGGCCACAGCGTTATCGCCTGTCACTCCGGCCCAGATATATCCTTCTTGTAATAAGGCCTCTTTGTTAATGTCTGGATGGTTTACAAATATGTGGCCGTTTGTTCCATCTTCTTTGAATAAAATGCCAATGGGCTGACGAATCCCGTCTGAGGCTTGAATTGGCGCAAAAGTAAGCCCACCGTTGTTTTTTACAAATAGCACCCGGCCGGAATCGTCTGCACCCGTAAATTCCCCGTCGATTCCAGAAGTATCGGTTTCTGAGAGTTCTCCGAATACTGTTGCTACCCCGTACCCCCCTGCTAAAATCTCTGCGTTAGTTATTCCAATAGCATTCATTTTAGAAGAAGTACTCGCCTCTGCAACCCCAACAATCGCCATTTTCTTTATTGGATCAAATCCCATAAAGTACACAGGAGTAAGAGCGGGGATTGTGCCGCCGCTGCCGTTCTTTATATTAGTAGTAACAGAAGATGATCCTACTTCTGAAATTTTATTATCTGCTCGGCTATATACTCTTACATTTCCATTTAAGGTATTTCTATAGATGTCCCATCTATTTTCTTCTATTTGAGAAGTATCAGGTATATCCTCTAGGCCCTTTACAATAAAACTACCTGACTGAGTTATATTAAAATTTTGATCTAAAATTAGCTTAGGAGAGTACTTTATTCTAACATTTCCAGTGGAAAGAACGTTACTTGTCCCGTTGTATAATTTGAATGTATTTAGAGACGCCTCTGCAATAACGTAATTACCCTGAGGTACGCCTCCCAAAGTAACACCGTCGTTAAGGTATTGCTCAACAAAAATTTCTTCTCCGTTAAAAAGACCATGGTCATTATATGTAAAAACGGATTCAGATGACCCTGCTACAGCATCTGTTTGAAAAGAGTAGGAAGTATCTGAATTTATAGCAATGTTGTCTGCAGTTATGTCTATATCAGATGAATCTATTACAAAGTTATTAGCATTAAGCAAAACACCAGTTGCAAAGTTATGACCGTCATTGATAACAAGAGTATTTGCTTTTGTGCTATCTGTCTCGTCTTCACTCGGAATACTCGTAGCGTATCCTCTAAGCGCCGACTTATTGTTAATTTTTAATTGGTTTCTGTCCGTGTGAATGTAGTCAGACCCGTCAGTTGCGTCTTTGAACTGGTCTAAGTATTTTTCAACAAGAGCATACTTAAACTCTCCTATCTCAACCCATCCGCCACTCCCAGAGTTTATGTATTTATTCCATACGTGAAGTAACGCGTCTTCAGCCTGAGTGCTGGAGGAATTTGGTGGATCAACCCTTTCTACCCAGAGTTCGCCATGAGATAAGTCTTGATACCCTCCTACTGATAGCGTAGGGTCTGGCGCTGTATCAGAATAAAATATCCCACCAACTTTTCTTATCTTATTCTCATTATCTTTTAAGTATAAAGACGTGTCATCTTTATCATAATTTATAGCAATCTCTCCAAGTTGAATATCTATATTCCTTGGCCTTTTTGCAAATACCTGCGATCTACGATGCAGTATAATATCTCTGGGTGATGAAGGCGGTGAGCTGGGCATTTTAGTACTCTAGGGCGTCAATAAGATAGTTTTCATCCGAGTCTGTTAAAACATCGTCGATGGTTGTTGTAATAAATCTTTCCATATATGTTTTATTAACCGCGTCTAATTCATTTATTGGCTCTGCAAGGTTTTCAATTCTTCTCTCATTTATGCTTAGTGCAGCAGCGTCACTATTTACGTTCTCTCCTATACTCACATAGTTTGAAACTATAAACTTTCCATCTGCATAGATAGAAGCTAAGTGGTCTGTTGAATTGTTTTCCCAGCGTTGAACTTGAGTAGTATCCAGATTATTACTTGACTGTACTATTAAACTAACAGGTAGAGCCCCATTTATTGGGGTTATTGTTATGTCACTTATAGAAGCAGGACCTTTTGAAAGATAAGAATCCCCCAATGATGCAGAATCTACTAGGCTATCTATTTCTGTTTTTGTGTAAAGCTGCGTTTTAAGGTAGTAGTTAGTTGCAACATACGAAGTAACACTCGAAAAACTCGAGCTTACTTCAGAGTCGACGTACGTAGATAAAGCATAAGTGGATATATTTAACCCACTAATTTTATCATCAACTTCTGTTTTTGCGTAAGTTTCAAGTTTGCTATATACGCTGGAGATATCAGCCTTTGCGTCAAGATACTTATCTAGTTCTCTTCTTGTATAGAAGTCTTTTGAATTTACTGTCTCTCCTCTGGGATCAGTACTCCTAAATACGTTAGGATTAGAAGCCACATTTTGAGAAGCAACAACTTGTTGCTTAGGAGAGGGCAACGTTCCTACACCAGACCCACAGCCACCACCACTTGGAGAAGAGTTAACTCTCTGAAAAGGTGAAGGTAGAGTTCCTCCGTTAGATTCGCCGCTTGTCCCGGCACCAAATACGTTAGTGTCAGGTTTGCTATATACGCCGGAGATATTGGCCTTTGTGTCAAGATACTTATCTAGTCCTCTTCTTGTATAGAAGCCTTTTGAATTTACTGTCTCTCCTCTGGGATTAGTATTCCTAAATACATTAGGATTAGAAGCCACATTCAGAGAAGCAACAACTTGTTGCCTAGGAGAGGGCATTGCTCCTACACCGCCACTTGGAGAAGAGTTAACTCGCTGAGAAGGTGAAGGTAGAGTTCCTCTGTTAAATCCGCCGCTTGCCCCGGCACCAAGTACGTTTGCCATAGTCTACTTTAAACTTAGAGGTTATCAATTTCGTCATCTGTTAACACAGTTCTAGGTCTTAACGTCGCGGCATCATTTAATGTTTCGTAGCTATTGCACAATTTGTTTCCTTTCAAATCATAAAATGGTATGGGCTGCTCTACGTAGTGTCCTTCTGATCCTATTTGTACAAGCTGATAATTAGGAAGATCTCGTTGGCGTTGGGGCCCTAAACATTTATTTTTACCAGAGTTTACACAATATAGCTTATCCCAGTATAAATGTTCTACTCCGTTTTCATCTTTTACCGGGTCAAAATAAGGAAACTTAGCGTGAGCATTTGTATAATAATCACCTGTTGGTATTTTTTTAATATTTATCCAGAGACAAAAAGCGTCACTACATTCTGATTCTATCAGAACAAACTCGCCAGGGACATAGTAGTATTCTCTTTTTTCTTTATAATTATTCCAGCTGTCATCAGAAGGATCAAAGAGATCTTTTTTCCAGCCAGCACTCGCCTCTCCCCACTCTTTTAAGTATAGCTTTAAAAAGTAAGGGTCGTATCTCTCAACTAGCTCCTCAACTGTAGGCAATTGAACTGGTTCTGAGACTTCTATACTACAGATTTTTGTCCACTTTGTTCTATCTAGCGGAGGAGATAAGGCAAGGATATCTTCGTTTGCTTCGTATAGAGATATAATATATCCGTCGTCTTCTATATATAAAACTCTGTCCCCGATAGAATACGCTACAACTCCTCTATATCTAGAGATGCTCCACTTATCAATTGTTTCAGAAAAATTTAAGTTGGTAGTACTTTCTTTTATTTCCCAAGGAAAGTACACATCGCCCCAAGATCTATAAATGCCTTTTTGAAACTCATAAAACTCATAAGTGTCTATAAGCTCTTCTAGGCTAATCCCGCAGCTATTAGTCTCGCGCGCGCAGGACCTATCAACCAGGTCACCCTCAGCACTTACCGCTTCTACAGCTGCCTTCTGCTCTTCTGTTAGCTCCGAAGAAGCACAGCCCTTAAAAAATAAGTTGGAGGTTGACATACCTCAACTCTCCTATAATAGATTAGTTATATGTGAATGTATCCATTACAAACGTGAGCTCTAGTGTAGATACGTTTGTAGAGGCTCTATCGGCCTGGCCAAAATTTAACGAGGTGATCTGAGCGTCTGGGATAGTGATGGTTCTGTTTCCTACAGGACTAGGATCTTCGCCACAACTCACAGGAGTAACTGTAAGAGTGATGTAAGAGCAGTCATAGGTTTTCCAAAAGTCAACAATGTCGGCGTGCTTTTCAGGGTCAAAAGGAACAGAGACAGTAACTTCTGCAAGGGTGCGAGGACCCTTGAGCTGGAAGATACGACCTCTTACACCGTCAGCATACTGAGTAGTTCCTGAGGTGTCTCTGATACCAGAAAAAGTTGTAAAATAGTGCTGGAAAGGGGAGGCCTGGATCCAGTACTGTGCTTGTGTGATAGGCTTATATGCTAACATAGTACGTTATGTATAATGCAATATTTCTAATAGTATTTTAAACTACATGCGCTATTGGAAATAAGGATCAAACCATCTCCAATATCCTTTGGCCTCTGTATCGATGGTAACTGTCTCGCGGTGGACAATATATCTATTTAGTCTAAAAACTGCGTGATACAGAGCAATAAGGCTTTCAGAGTCTTGCTCTGAGAGGCCATCTTGATGGACTAAGCCTTTAAATCTTTGTAAATCTGTTTCTAGTCTTGCTTTTACTTCAAATGTTTCAATTGGTATTTTGCGAAGGCCTCTAATTTCTTCAAAGAATCTTTCTACAACAAAAATGATCTCTCCAGGAGAAGTAAACTCATCTATGCTAAGCTTAGAGATGGACATTTCGTTTCCGGTAGAATCAGAAACAATTCGTTGGAATCCAACGTCGTCAAGGTTACCTTTGAAATTAGCAGATATTTCTTGAGATATCTTCTGTTTTTCAGAAGGTTCTTCAAAGTCAAATAGCTTCATAAGATCAGCTCCAAACTCCATGTCTTCAGCCATCGGAGCTTCTTCAGCATCTCCTTCTTCTTCTACAGGTGGCATCATCCCGCCCATCATCCCACCATCAGGCATTTCTTGCTTAGTTAGAGAAGGAATGTTAAGCTTGTCTCTAAGCCAGTCTATATCTTCTACTTGATAGCCTATGGCCCCAAGCTGTGAAAGAACCTGAACCATACGAACAGGATCTTCGCGCTGCTTAAGATCTTCAAAGTTACGGACTAATCTAGGAGGGTTTTTACCGGGATAGTTAAGCTCTACTATCCATCGGACCAAAGTGGAGTTAATTGTTTCGTCAAGCTCTTCAGAAAAAGCCTTTGCTTTACGCATACGAACAGAGTCGGCAATCTGATCCCGCGCAAACGACCCAACACTTCCCGTCTCCTGGCCAACGGTAGTTTCGCCGTTAATCACAAAACTAATTTGTTGGTCAATGTACGAGATTAACTGATTATAAAGTTCGGGTCTTCCATTACTTTCTAGCCAGTTAATCTCCATTTCGTCCGGTATAACAACAGCAGTTTCCTGCCCAAGACGTTGTAAGGCCGTAAATAAGGAATTAACTTCTTCTTCAGGAGTGCCAAGGCTGAACTTACCCACGGCAGTTGGAGTGGTATGCTTATCTGCGTACTGTAACCAAAAATTAAGCAGAGTTCTTCTAAACTCTACAAGCGGATAGAGTTGGCGACCAAGGCCAGAGCCATGGACATCCATAAAATTGCTATAGGCCCAGTGCCTATGCATTACCATAGACCTAAGAGGAACGCCCATGCCTTCTACTGGAGAAAACATTGTAATAAGTCTAGGGCTTACAGTCCCATCCTCATTAAGCCTAAAAAGAAATCTTCGTGGGTCTCTAGATTTTATTTCTGAAGGTACAATGTACTTTCCTTGCCTCATCCAGCAGATCTCAGCTACTGACATTCCGAGCACTATAGACTCACACATTCCACGGATGAACGTGTCAAATCCAGAGTTTGCAGAAACTAAAGATTCTTTACCATACGATTGTCGGGTATTACTACCCATTCGATTAATTACTTGACGCACAAACTCTGCGACTTCTTCGTCTTCTGAAGAATCAGAAGCAGGATAAACTTCCCAGGGTCTCTGTACAATCTCACCAATGAGCTTTTCCCAAGCGGCAAGGATTTGGCTGTCGTTGAACAGCCTCATGTACTTCTCGATGGCTCTAGGTCCACCACCACCCTCTTCCAAGAGGATGTCGTCTCTACGAGGTAATATTACTCCGCTGGTAAGGTGCGGGGCACCTGAGTAGGAATAAGGATCCGACTTGTATCCAGCTAAGTTACCTTGAGAAACTCCCAGGGAAAAATACCTGTCGAAAAACCCAGATTTAATATGTCTTTGAGGATTTTCAGAGCTCATTGGGTACTTTTACACATCATTCTTCGCTATCTTTAAACTTACTAGGCTCAACTACCTGGGTTAGATCAATAACAATTGTTTCTAGGTTCATAAGCTGTTCTCTTAGCTCTTCCCGGGTAATGTTTCCATTTTCCCATTCTTCAATTAGCTCCTCGGCTCCGTCGACTTTAACGTTATGCCCAGTTGTTAAGATGTTAATTCCTTTTTCCATAGTTCTTGTTCTTTGTGGATAGATTGATACAATGACTTGTAAGTTTTTCTCCAAGCTTCGTCGTATTTTCGTACGTACTTGAAGTAGTTTTCCCCCCAAGAATCTTGGGTGTATAGCTCTTTATACTTTTCTGGAACGGTCAAGGAAAATGTTTTTAGCTCTATTGCTAAAATAGCGCTTATAAAATCTCCTCTCTTAGCGATCATTTGATCTTTAAGATCTTCTAGGTCTATATTAGGATGATCTTCTGATATTTTTATAAATAAAGGAGACTTTAAAAGATCAGATTTTTTGGTTATCCTTTCTTTTTTAAAAGTCTCTTCGTAAGCGTTGTCTAAAACTTGCGCCATGAAGGTCGAATTAAACTCAACTTCGTCTCCGTCATTAACTTCTTTCCAAAACTTTTTAAAAGATTCATAGCATCTAACAATAGTTATATCCGCGTAAGACTGAAGTTTTTGTTTAATCTCTCTTTTTGCTGCCTCTACATAATGCATGTCTTTTCCATCTGGCCAAAGAACACTCCGTTGCGCGAGAGAGTTAGACCAGAGAAAGGTTGTTAAAAGCTTTTTGGTCCTAGAGTCGCTAAGATCTTTTTTAGGCAGGTCGTCTATATCCTTAATAGCTTTTTTCCATTCGTAAAAAATATCTATTGCTTTGTTTTCTGATGCTTGCCACACCGGGGTTTTTGAAAGCTTTCCGATATGCGTCTCGTCGAGTTCTCCGTACCCAGTTAGTTCGTTAATAAGCACGTCGTCTTCAGAGAGATTTTGAGTGGTTATTATTTTAGGTCTTGAGGTACTTTTGATATGTGCATTAAACTCAACAACCCACTTGTCGTGAATAAGTTGTTGTTCTAGCTTCCATTTATCATGCGCTAAAATTTTATCCAATGCAGACTCTTCAATATTACACAGCGCTAGAATCTCCTGGGTTTGCATTAGCTTCTGACTTTCTTAACTTTAGGTCTATATAGCTCATTATATCACGATAATTCCAACAATGCTCAATTTTTGTAAAAAGTTTACTGTCTATTCTATCTAAATCCATGCCGAACGTGAGTAACCTATTTAAATCATCCCAGCAATTACTTCCTGGCTCGTCAAACAAGAATATTTTTTTATCGTCCTCTACTTCTGTTTTTTCAAGCGTATGAAGTGCAGAGAAAATATTAGAAATTCCTAAAGTGTCCCAACCTATAAAAACAATATAGTCTGAAGATTTTATTACGGTCTCTGTAACTGACTGTCTAGTCTTTACCTCAACTCCTTCTTTTTCAGTTAAAACCTGCTCTAAGTGTACAGCCATTTTATTTAGGTCAGAAACTGTGTCAACAGATTTTGTTTTTATAATAGTAACAGAGATTTTAGAAGGCATAGTTTCAAATTTGCTACAAAGCTTTAAACTTAAAGTTTAAAGTTTAAAAAAAGCGTGCGGATATGCTAACTGCATTAACTCAACAACAAGCGAACGCCATCGCTTCAAATCTTTCTTTCGTGGTAGATCAAGCTCTTAACGCGTATGAGCAAACGCAAGGAGAAATAGAAATAAGTGCTAAGAGAAAGGCTTATAAAAAATTATACGTCGATTTACTCGGTAACGTACTAAATAGGATATTAGAAGAAAAACCTTCGTCTATAATTCCTTTATATAATCAGTTAGCTTTCACGCTAGTGGAGCTAGGATTTAATGTTACTCTATTTGTAACTATACTGGTGTACTGTCAAGAGGTTTTATTTCAATCTATAGCGCAAAGCGGTGGCAGAAACGCTCAGTTAGAAAATTATATAGAAAGGTACATATCTGAAATTATAAAACAGATTACCCAAGAAAAATTATTTCAAAAGGGACTAAAGTCAGATCAGCTTATTCAATTAGTAGAAGAATATGCTCCGTCGTTTACTATAGAAAGAGAGGAGTACTTTAAAGACGAGATTTCAGAAAGAGTCTTGCATACCTTAATTCCTGAGTACCTTTACTGGGAATATCAAAAAGAACAATACAAAGAGGGCACTTCTTTTAGCACAAAAAGACTTACTATATATAATAAAAGAGTATACTCTTTGAATCAAGGTATAAGCCAACCGACGTTTTGGGATTTTAATAAAGAAGAATGGGCAGAGTTTAATTCAAAATTTTTATCCAAAAAAGAAAGATTTTTAGATAAATTAAAAAACAACGCTGAGGTATATGTAAACCAAGTTCTTACTAACTCAAAAGATATTAACGGTATTATATCAGATTCTGAAATAAAAGAAGTAAAGAGCTCGCTCACCTACGACGAAAAAGATCTTGGCCTTACATTTGCTGGTAAAGGAAAAGCGGTGCTAACAAATATTCTTTCACTAAAAGCAACGGTAAACTACTTTGGAGGGTACGAAGGATCTCCCATTGGAGATGTGGATTTTATTGCTAATTTTTGTGAAAAATTCTATGCAAGCTTATATGGTAGAGTTGCCAACACAGGTTTTGACGGAGAAGAAGGCGTAAGTCTCTTTGGAAGGTTTAACTCTCTTTTTCTTTCTGAAGAAAAAACAAACAAAATCGCTGGGTTGAATTTCTTAAATAATTTCAAGTCTTTAAGATCTTTCAAGCAAAAATTAAAACTTCCTGAAAGTACCTTAATAGAAGATAAGCCCGGTGAAGAAAACATTAAGATTATCAGTTATAATCCCATTTACGCTAAGTATAAGGATGGCATAGAAGATAAATATACGTACAAAAATCCCAATCCGTACTCTGATGAAGCTGACGTTGACATTGTTTTATTTGGAATAGAGAGACTTTTATCGCTTACAAATTTTGTTGCAGACGCTATTGACAGCCTTAACTCCTCATTAACAAAAGAAGGTCTGTTACCAGGATATGAAGGTTATGGTCCTATATCTATTGAAATTGCAGAACTTGGAAACGTATTTATTCCCACAAGAGTTCTTGCAGAAGACTATCAAGGCTCTAAAGTCTTGCCAGGATTCAATGGCATGCTTTCTTACTTGTTAAGCTCTTATAGAAGGCTGTCAGACGTTTTATATCGCCCGCCATTAACCTCGGAGTCACTCACAGAGATCGCCTCTTGGGCTAGGAAAATTCAATTTAATCTAGAGCAGCTGAACTCTGGTATAGAAGGCATTGGGTACCTTCCAGGAAGTTTTGTACCAGATATTTCCTTCAAATTTTCTATTCTTGAAAAGAACGAATTAGCTAATCAGCTGAGATCTTTGAGCTTCCAAGAAGGAGAAATTGACTTGTTTTTATCTGCTGAATCTTTTGAAGATTTGCTATTAAAGTTTGCTCCAATAACGGACTCTAAAGACCAAATCTCTTTCTTCAGAGCTTATGAGTTATCTCAGCTAATCTACGAGTATGGTGGGGAAAGCGCAATAGATAGCTATATTAACTATCTCTACTTACAAGACGAAAATAACTTAGTAAATATATTAAATTTTGCTGTTAAAAATAAAAGCTCAGCGGTTATCTTTAACGAGAGCAAGTATGGGAAGCTAATTGGTTTGCTTATTAATCTCACTTTTGCAATTAATCCAGACCAACTGCAAGTCTTCAAAAAATATTTATCTGGAAACTATTTAGACCTGTTTGAGTCTATTTCTTATCTATTGCAAAATAAAGAAACAAATATGCTTCTAGACAAGGATAAAATTAACCTTTTAAAACCCATCACTGAATCTTTAATTTATGGGCAATCCGTCTTTGGTTACAACTCAAATTCAATAGACTATATGACCGCTAATGAAAATGCTCCTTTAGCCCTAAAGCAGTGGTCTAAGCTTATAGACAAAAACTTAGGAGGAGCATCAACTAATCTTATTCAGAATTTGTTTGATAAAAGCAACGGTCTAACACCTAAAGAGCTAATTTCTATTTTAAATACTAAAGACGCTAGAGGTCATAATGAATATGAACAGCTAATAGATGGGTATAGTGGGGGAAGATTAACAAAAGTAATTAATTATGGATATTTAAGTGGGGTTTTGCAAAAACTTAGTTACTACTCTAATTCTTATCAAGTTCCTAATTTCTTTATATCTCCAGAAAATCCTATCGAGCTGGGTTCTCTTGTCTTTTTAGTTCAAAATCTATCAACTCTTTTAGATATAACAACTACAAGCTTTGTTAATTCTTTAGACTATAAGTTTGGCCAAAATGATATTGGGTTATACCCCTTTGAAAATATAGTTAATGCTCAAAATAAAAAGCCAGAAGAGTTCTTTAAAATAATCAAAGGCCTTATTCCTGTAGACGGAGACCTTACTAATATAGGAAGTCCCAAAGTTGATGGCCTAGCAGAAATCTTTAATTCTCCGGGTATAGGTAATTCTCCTGTTCCAGAGTCTATACCTAGAGAAAAATCTATTACGCCAGAGCAGGCTAATTTATTCTCTCCTCAGATTAAAGAAAATTTTTCTTTTATAGCTAATAAGGAGAGTTCTAGTATTACTGCAGCTGATATTATCAGCAAGTTTGTTACATTTGCAAAAGATCATAAGTCTCTCATAGAGGCTAATTCTGAAGATTTTAGAGATCCTTCTTCTCTTTCTCCGTACAGAAATATCAATAATATCTCTGAAAAAAGATCAAATATACTAGATAACGAAGTAACCAGTACCTTGAGTGCAGAAAATGCCGGGACGATAGAAAGAGTTGCAGAGATAAAAATTCCATCGACGTATCCTCAAGAAACTAAGGTTCAAGAAAAAATAAAAAACTCTGTGGCTGATGGACTAATTTCAGAAAAGTTAATTGAAAAATTTAGTCCTTTAGAATCGTGCAAAAAATTTGGCGGAAGTAAATGTGAATCTAGAGTAGAAAGTAACGTAAACTCTTGTAGTACTGCAATTAATAAGTCTATACTCTCCCAAAGAGATACAACTTCTTTCTCTCCTATAAATAATAACTCTATTATTATAGATAGGCCCTACGGCTCTTTTTCTGAACTGAAACCCGAGGCTTTATTCCTACCCTACAGCGCCAACAATAAACCCGCATACTTCAAGCTTTTAGGAAACGATCTAAAGATTAGTGATAAGGGAATACCTATTCAAAAGGAAATAAAAACAGATCCTGTAATTTTCTTAAAAAGAGAAGAAGAGGAAGCTAACGAGTCTTTATACGCCTCCTACTATAACACAGAATATGGGCTTATTGAGTCCATTAAGGGAGGCTTTGAAAAAGATGACTCTTTTAAGTGCTCTTTATTAGAGGACCCATATGCCCATCTTGCCTGTATGAACCTGCTAAAATGTAAAAGATTTAAGAGAGGGCCGGGCGGCAAATTTTTAAATTTCTGTCCTAAAACTCTTTCTGGAGGCCTATTCAAATGAGAATATCTACGAGTTTTTTAATTGACTCTAAAGACGTAAAGATTTTATCTTTTAATAAATCTCAAAGATCATCTTTTAATTACGTTAAATTTTTTGACGAAGAAGAGATATCTTCTGACGAAGCGTATTTGTACAAACAAAAAACTAATTCTATGGTAGTATCCATAGACACAAATTCTCCGCAACCAATTAAAGAATTTAAGCTTACAAACCAAAATATTTTAACTTGGGATGACCTGTGGATAGAAGAAGATAGCACGTACAGTGTAGATCCAAAAATAGAGGTGATGAATTTACAAAGAAACTCTTTGCTCTATGCTAATTTTAACTTAAAAAGAAGCTATTTAAAAAATTTAAATTTAGAAGGAAACTCTGATTTAAAATCTTTTGTGGCGACAGAGCTAGAAAATTTAGAAGTTTTAAATTTAAATGATTGCTTAAGCTTAGAAGTAATTAACTTGGGATACTCTAAAAATATCAAAGTATTAAGTTTAAAGAATTGTAGACTTACAGAAGAAGCTATGGAGAGGGCGTTATTTTCTTTTACGCCTACACTAACATCTTCTTCAAATATTATACCCGGAACCATTCCGCCCTTTAGAAAGAATTATTCCACTATGATAGATCTACGTGGAAATGATATCAACTGGGGGAATACTAGGATTGCTTCTAAAATAAGATTATTAGTCACTAATAACTGGCTTGTTTTATGGGATAATCCCCCTCCTACGAGTATAATACCGATACAAATGTACGCATTCTTCCCTAAGAATATTAAAGAAACGCAAATTAATCAACACTATGGCAGACCTTCGATCTAGATTTATTGAAGATTACGCCGGAGGATTGTTAAATGTCTCCAGGCAAGAATTGGCCAGCACAGGAGAAGTGCTTTCTCAAGATGGGCTACTTTCTGACTCCACTCTATTTGTAGAAGATGGATCAGGCACAAAAAGTGGGCTGATGCTTGGCACTTCTTTATGTGAAGTTGTTGACCCAACAACGGACCAGGGAGCGGTAAACGTCAGATTCGCAAATAGGACTTACGCTGGGATCAGAGACTTAAAAATATTTTCTACAGCAATTGCCTCTGCGCAAGCAGCATTGGCAGATGCTTCTTCCTCCTCTATTACAAATTTAGAGAACGCTTTCGAGTTATTGGAAGACTCCGTTTCTACTATCGCAAATAGCTTTGATTCTAGATCTGACCAGGTAGATTCCAAACTTTCTAGAATTGACGATTTAACCGCGGTAGAGACTAGTTTGACAGAAGTACTTGCTGAGCAGTCCGCTCTATCAGATAAAAACCAAGTAAACGCTGATTCTATCGAAGATATCTACAAGCGAGTTAGAAAAGTAAATAATCTTGCGCTATCAGCGTTTAATAGCTTTGGTAGCGTTGTTTCTATCTCGGTTCTTTCATCTGCTAATACTAGTAGGACTGCCGGTAATTACGATATAGATAATTTATCTGGAAGCAACGGATCTGATTTAGATTTAACAATATCTGTAGATGTAAATGGCTTAGCTTCTATAACCTCTATAGATGACACCGGAGCAAACTTCTTAGAAGGAGAAACTGTTACTATTCCAGATTCTGACCTTGGAAACGGAGGAGCTGAAGATCTCAGACTAAGAGTTAGTCAGGTTTCAGAAAATATAACAGACTTAAATAAAATAGTACCTCAAATTAAAGACTTAATAAGCAAAGTTAATGAAATAATCACAGCTTTTGCTTAGGCAAAAGTTTCTTGGAGAATTGCTCTTTCTAGTCTTACGGAGTATAAAGGTCCTATTTTTTTAAATATAATAAATATTATTCCTTCTTCTTTGTCTTTTTCTGTAGGTAGGAGTTGGTCTGTTACACTGTCCAAAGTATCTTTACCTCCAAGCATTTCGCTAATATCATCTTTATCGAACATCCAAGTAATATCGCTATTGTCTTTAGTCGCAACATACAAGGCAATAGGACCTCCATCTTGAGCGATTTTTTTGAACATAGGAGTAAGCTCTTTCTCATCACGAGAAAGATTTTCAAAAATAGATTTTATCTTTTTTCGATCTTGTGGACTTTCAAACATTACATTTTTTCTACGTTAACGCCTAATTTTCTTAGTACGTTTATACCATCTCCAATGCGGTACTCATTTCTATAGTATACAGTTTTAATACCGCTTTGTGCAATCATTTTAGAGCAATCTGGACAAGGACTGTGAGTGCAAAATAGCTCGGACTTATCAATTGATTCTGAAGACTTAGCCATTTTTATAAGAGCATTCTGTTCGGCGTGAAGAACAAAGGGATTTGTACTGCCATCTTCTAGTTCGCAGCAATTAGTGTGAAAACCAGACGGTGTACCGTTCCAGCCATGCGCCAAGATACTTCCGTTTTTAACCACAATTGCTCCTACTTTTAATTTAGTACAATTTGAAACCTGGGCAAAAAGTTCAGCTGTTTTCATATATGCTTCTTTTATTTCTGGTTTCATAGTCTTAGTATATCTGACTATATTATATCATTAAATAGGCTTATGTTTGATATCTTTAATACCTTGTTCTTCTTTTAGGTACTTTTTATACGCCTCAAAATGCCGCATGTCCTCTTCACCTAAAAAAACTTTACCGGTTTTAAATGGCCGAACCCTCTTCTTCTCTGCGGGTTTTTCTTCAACCTCACTCGGCTCGGGGTCCGTAAAAAAGTTCTCGAGCTCTTCTTGAGGGATTTTTGACGGAGTTTCGTCTTTAGTCAGCTTGCTTAGCCTTGCTTTTCTAGTAGTCATATTCTTCTTCTCTTGCAACTTGAGCACCCAGCCCAACCCTGCACTCTAGAAGGCCCGGGGTACTGAGTACCAGGAGCGTCTCCCGTGGGACTTACTTCGTAAAGGCCTGGAGCAAGAGTCGAGGCATTTTTTGTCTTGGCTTTTTCTGTCCAGTTTTGCCATCCCCACATGTCTTCTGAGCCGTATACGTGAGGATTTTGTTCTGTGTCTTGTGCCATTATTCTTCGTGTGTTGTACTGAGGGCCTTGATTGACTCTGTTAGAGCTTCTTAAATATCTTTCTTGAGCTAGTGCTTGTTTGACATAATCATTGTTTTGAGTAGGTCTTGCTCTATAGTCCGAATTTGTACGAGATTCAGTCCAATGCCCGTACGGAGAACTTGAAGAATTTATTGCCATATCTTATCTCTTCTAAGATGTCTTTAAACAAAAAATCAAAATTAAGGTTTAAAGAAAGTTACGTATATATAATCACAAACCATGCCTTCTAGCAAAATGTCACGGCCAGGAGTAGAAGAAGATCAAGAAAGTAGCTTTGAAAATTTTGATTTCGGCGAACCAGAAATAATCCCTGTAGAGATATCTCAAGGGAAGTATCTCTATCTAAAAGAGCCTTGTGCTGACGACCTTATTAATATTTCTGAAATTAATAGTAACGAGAAAATTAGTGAAATTGAAGCGACTCTTCAAACAATTTGTGTTCTTCATTATCCTCAAAATGGCGGCAAAAGACTCTCTTTAAAAGATGCAAAAAAATTAACTGCGCGGCATCTTAAGAAGATTGGTGAAGCATTGAACACCTTATTAGGTGGTGATGAACAATAAATACTCTTTGAGTAGAGAGCACAATTATACGATTTTAATAACCGATAAAAATAAAAAGTCACTTTCATTTAGAGATATTACGGGGGAAGACCTAGAATACTTAGAAAGATTTTTTCAAGAAGGTAAGACTCTATCTATAGAGGAAACTATAGGTATTTTAGAGCTCGTAAACGTATCTGATGTACGAATTAGTAAGCTTACGTTAAGAGTAATAAGGGAAGTATTTGATATAGTTACAAAAGAAATACTTTGTAATTATATGCCTAAATTTAAGTGGTTAGAAGTTTGTTACGCTCTACAAAATAATTCCTTTGTCGCGCTGAAATTTTTTGAATCACAACCAATGACAAAAGTAATGGCGATGATTCAAGTACATCAAAATGCAATTGCTGAAATGAAGAAACCCCAAAAATAAATGACCGATGAACTTCGCCTAAAACTTATCCTTATTCTTTGCTCGATAGCCACTCAGCAAGATCAAATTAGGCTAAAAGAGTTCGTGCTAGTTTGCTCTTACCATGTAACAGACGTAGATTTTAATAAAATAATGAGAAAAGCTTTAAAAATATTAGATATTCAAAAATGCGGGTCTGAAAGCTGCCCAGACTGGCTAATGAATAACCTTTTTGAATTGTATAGAAATAGTACAGAAGATTAAAGATTAAAAAAGACTGTTTGTTTAAAGGTCTTCTGAAAGGCCTCTTACTTTGTAAAGAATTATTTTATGGCTAATCCTGTAAACATTAATGTAGGCGCTATTCAGCGTCCTGGAGTGTTTGTTACTCAGTCATCGACTGGTGGATTACCTCAACCCATAGCTTCTCATGCTATTGGTTATATCTTTGGATCTACTCCTGTAGACCCATATGATACAAATCCCGTTGACGAGTATTCAGCTCTCCCACCATATCAACCAACACAGATTGGTTCATTAGAAGATTTTGTTCAAAAAGCAGGCGGTACGCCATCTGCTTCGACTAACCCGCAATCAATGATCTCTTACGATTCCGTAAAGTCATTCTTTGAAAACGTGGGTGTGAACGGAATCCTCTATTATACCCGCGTAACCCCAACACCCGAGTCGAAGGTTGTTGTAAATAAAGGCGCTGGTTGGAATCTTTTTGCTTTAAAGATCGGCGATCGTTACTTTGGAGATAAATCCTTAGGTGTTAACGACTCGGACGGTGTTGCTATTAAAGTGATCACAACTACAGCTCTTGATGCTGACGACAACGCCTTTGATATCGTCGGCTACCTTGGCAAAACTGATCCTGATTTTAACACATTCTATAAGATTGAGCAAGACGAAGTAGAAGCATCGAACGCAACTTTTAGAATTTATTCTAAAGACTCTCGCGTAATTCCAGCCATTCAAAGCTTTAAAGGATATAAAATCTCTGATACCGCTTATGCATCTCCTACGGATGCTGGTGTTGTTAGTCGTTATATCCCCGTTAAAGAACTCAACTTCCGTTGTGTTTCTAGAGACGTATCCACACAAGAGCCTATTCTCTTTGTATCTGGTGCCGCGATCGGAAACTTCTTAGGAGAAACTTCTAAGACCGTTAAAACAGATTCTTCGGCCGCCTTTACTGCCTCTACCGGAGTGGTAAAAGTTGCAGACATCGATGATCTTACGATCGGCGGTGTGGCTCTTGCTGCAGGCGACAAGATCGCATTTGAAGGAGCAGCTGGTGAACTTCCTACTGGAAATATCTTCTATAGCACAGTATATTCAGTATTAAGTGTAGATGCTGGCACTGACACCTTTATTATTAATAACGGATCAAATGCGGCTCTTACATTTACCAGCAACGACTTAACGTCTGTAGTTACAGTTCGCAGACTTGCCTATGACCCTTCAGTTGCTGCTGATAACCAGCAAGCAATCGAGGACTTCCTGGTTGACCAAGAAGTATATGCTTCTGCTTCTGCCATCCCTGATGACAAAATCGTTGCAATTTCAACAGACGAAAGAGTTGGAAAAGACGATCATGTTCGTTGGGCCGATGCTGCCGCTGCTTACTATCAGTGGAACGCTTCTGGCCTTACCTTTACTCCTGGTGCTGATGGAACAGGTCTTACTAAAATTCCTCAAGGAACAATTACTTCCGTTGGTGGCAACGTAAATAGACTTGGATATGTTCCTGACACTATTCAATCCTTCTACGTTAACATTGCTGGAGAAAACAGGGTAATCATTGCTAACGGCGCTACTCCTGCTGAGCTCACAGAGAGTGTTTCTTCTTCTATTAGAGAAATCCTTGAAGAGAAAGAGCTAGAAGCTTTCTATGATGTTGAGTCAGTTTTAGAAGACTACGAGACATCTCTTGGAACAAACCAATATGCTCCTAATAACGGCGAAGCAATTGGCGCTAGCTTAAGTGTAACAGGTGCTCCGGCACTTCGTCCTTCCAACGATGGAAAGGCACTTACAGGGGCCGTTTTAGTTACCTCTGGTTCTACAACTATCCAAGGATTTGTTTCTCCTCAGACAAGCAATAGCCAAACAGTTGAACTCTTGGCAAGCGGAGCTTTATTAGGTTCAGGCACGGAATTCCTTTCATCCATTGCCCCCGGATACAGAATCCTTATTGGATCTAACAGTTATGAAGTTGTTGAAGTTACTTCTAACACTCAGGCTATCGTAAGTAACCTTGCTGGAGCCACCGAAAATAGTAGTTCATCTTGGAGCGTTGTATCTACAAGATTTACTGAAGACTTATATGCTGGATCCTATGTTGTTATCAACGGATACAGATTTGAAGTTGCCAGTGTGACTAATGACGCAGCTTTCGTAGTAACGACCGCTCCTGCATTCACTGCTAGCTCTACCACAGTCTTCCTAGACAGTTCTATCGCCAACGGATTCTATCGTCACGATTATGTTCTTAAGGTAAAGATTACATCTAAAAATGGTATTCCTTCCCCTGTTGTTGCTGGTCTTGACCGCTATGGCAAAAAGGATTCTAACGTTTCAAGAGTTAACTCTTTGAGTGAAGCTGCTGACTTTGTTAACTACAAACTCTCGGCAAAAGCGCGCTCTCAAGACTTTGTGTACGCTATTGAGCAAGGTATGGGATCAGGCGATTATCGCCCCGGATTCTTACTTGCACCTGAAGCGTTCGGTTCATTCAAAGCCACTGCAGGCGGAATGACTAAAACTCAAGCTCGTGAGGAAAGAGTAAAAGTTACCCAATCATTACTCAGAGCTGCCGAAGGTAAGCTTGGAGAAGTTGAGGGTATCTCTGGAACTCAGCATATCGCTCTCATTGATTGCGGAGCTGATGAACTCAGTCTTAGCGAAGTGCAAGATGAGCTTGCCTTTGTTAAAGGAGCCGCCGGCGTACCTTTTGGTCACGGTGCTTTCTACGCTCCTTACATTAAAAACTCAAGCGGACGTTTTGTGCCGCCTAGTAGCTTTATTGCCGGTATTGCCTGTTCTCGTTATGTGAACGAAGGCTTCCAGCAAGCACCTGCAGGAGCAAGATATCCACTAAGAGGAGCCACTGGCCTCCGCTTTGATATCACGGCTCAGCAACAAGAAGTTACTTATCCTTTAGGCCTCAATCCAATTAGGAGCCTTCCTAATAGAGGAATTGTTGCTTGGGGTGCTCGTACAATGAGCTCCAATGCGCTCTTTAAGTTTGTCAACACACGTGCGATTCTAAACGTACTTCTTGACATACTTGCAAGAAGCTTTGATGATGTTCTTTTTGAGCAAATTGACTCTGCTGGTACACTTTACGCTAGGGCCAAGTCTATCGCCTCTCAGGTAATGGGACAACTCTATCGCCAAGGTGCACTCTTTGGAGCTAGACCAGAACAAGCTTACTTAGTTGTTTGTTCTGATGCTAATAACGCTGTTAGTGATCTAGAAAACGGAACGTTAAGACTCGATGCTTATGTGGCTACTTCGCCAACTCTTGAGCGTCTTCTTGTTACCGTTGTAAGAACACCTGCTGGTCAGGTTGCTCAGGTACAAGATGCCTTCTCTAGAAATGTTGACAGATTCGATTACTTACTTAACGCAACTACGGTCTAATAATTAAAAATGTCTAATAATAAGGAGCAAATTTTAAACGCTAAAGGGCCACTTTCTTCTCAACAGCCCAAAAAGGCCGTGCACATCGAAATGTTCAGGGCTGGTCCTCAGATCAGTTCCGCCGGGCAAAAAATGATGTTCACTGAGGAGGATTTGGACCAGGTGGTCGGTACTTACGTTCCTGGCCAACATGAAGCTCCGTTAATTATTGGGCACGATCAAACGGACTCTACACCTGCGTTAGGGTGGGTAAAAAATCTTTGGAGAAAAGGTAAAGCATTATGGGGTAACGTCGAACTTACCCCTAAGGCTGAAAAACTGATTAAAGATGGAGTGTTCAAGAAAGTAAGTAGTTCTTTCTACTTACCAGACGCGGAAACAAATCCGCACCCTGGAAAATTGGCGCTCCGCCATCTTGGATTAGTTTCGATTCCCGCCGTAAAGGGACTCACTGCTTTTTCCGAAGGTGAATTTAACGACGAAAAAATTATCAATTTAGCTCCTGAAGAGGGAGAAACCGTTATTTCGTTTAAAGAAGCCTTAGAAACAAACAACTCTACTATGACTAGAAAAAGAAAAACTGCTGACGAGGTTCAGGAGGTCTCAGTAGATCAGAGTGTTGATCATGCTGAGGGTGGAATGACCGTCAATATCAACATAGGAGGCGGTAAGCCTTCTGTATATGACGACTCTGGTAACCAGGTCGATGAAACAGGCGCTCCAGCCGACTACAAGATGGAGTACGCCTCCGACGAAGAAACAGATGAAGAAATGGCCCCTGAAGCCGATGCTGAAGCCCTTGAAGGTGAAGGTGAAGGCGACGACATGGGTCTAGAGGACGAGGGTGGTGAAGAGGCACCTGAGGCTCCTGAAGAAGAGGGAGAAGCACCTGCTGAAGAAGTCGGTGAAGAAGAGATGGATTCCGAGGGAGAAGGCGATGAGCCTGCTAAAGAGGACGGCGCGGAAGATATTTCTGGCGAGATGGAAAATGACGATAAGAAAATTGCCTCTCTAGCTGCCGAATACGACGAAGACGAGCTCTTCCAAGCATTGGCTCTCAAGAAACAAGCTACCTCCATGATGGAGAAAGATATGTCCTACGGCGAAATGCCCGAAGGCCTTAAAAAGCACATGGAAGAGAAAGAGGGTAAAGAGGAAGGAGACGACGAAGAGAAGAAAGAAGAAGTCAGTGACAACGCCGAAGAGGTAGTTGATAATGCTGAAGAAACTTCTGAAAAAGAAGAGGAAAAGAAAGAGAAAGAAGAGACTGAAGCCAAGGCTGATATGGCCGAGGATGAGAAAGAAGAGGACGAAGACGAAGAAAAGAAAACTGACATGTCCGAAGAGGTTAAAGAAGAAAAGAAAGAAGAGTCAGCCGACCACGCTGAAGAAGCTGCACCTGTGGCTACCGAATCTCTAGACCATGGCGAATCCGCCATTGGAGATCAGAGTGTTGACAACCTCAACGCTCGTGTAGCCGAACTCGAGGAAGAGCTTAATAAGCAAAGAAAGCTAGCTCGCGAGAAAGAAATTTCTTCGTTTGCTGAAGGACTCTATGAGTCTGGTAAGCTTACCGAACAAGTTGTACCTAAGGGTGACCTTGTTCGTTTCATGGAGACTCTTAACCATAAGAACTCTGTGAATTTCTCGGAGACCGGAAAGGCATCTCAATTTGACTTCATGCGTGGAGTTCTTGATTCCTTACCATCTATGGTCTCGTTTGAAGAGTTTGCAACACCAACTTCAGCGCCTCAAAAGTCGAAGTCGGTTGAGCCCAACGCTTCTGGATACGCTTACGATCCAAACACCGCTCACGTTCATTCGGAGGCATTATCTTATGCTGAAGAGAACGACTGCGATTACTTAACAGCTGTTAAGTTTGTTATTAACAACAACTAAGGTAAATACTAATGGCAACAGACCCCCGCTATATGTCTTTTGACCACCAGTATGTCGAAACTGTATCGACCAGCGCCACAATTGCTGCTCACCGTTTCGTAACTCGTGCTGGTGCATACCCCGCCGCTGATGGCGATTTCGCCTCTGGCGTTACTATTTTTGATGCTCCTGGTCAAGGTCAACTGACCGCTAAGGGCTATCAAGTCAATGATGGATCTACTCTCGTCTATGAGGGTCAGCTTAACCCATCCACAACTCCTGCTAAGCCTGGAGTGTTTCCATACCAAGGCCTCCTTTCTGTAGTAACAGAAGGAATCGTTATTGTAGAGGTTGACGCCACTTCTGGTGCAATCGCTGTTGATGCCGCCGTATACGCGTCCGACTCCGGAGAAGCTCTTGCTTCTGGTGGTGGCGGTACAAACTTCATTCTTGGTCGAGCTCTTGACACTGCCGCTGGTACTACAGCCGGTCAGTTTATCAGAGTTAAGCTAGGTTCTGAAGGCGCTTCTTGATAAAATAAGGAGAATTTTAAAATCATGATGAATCTAGATCAAGTACGCGTAATCGATCCTATTCTTACGCAACTCGCCCAAGGCTACAAAAACGCTGAAGGCGTGGCTACATTCTTCGGTCCAGCGGTATCTATGAATACACGTGCTGGCCGTACACTCGTATTCGGCAAGGAAGCCTTTGCCGCTCAGAATTTCCTCCGCGCTCCTGGAACTAACATCCAGAAGATCCAGAACGAGTTCGGAACCAGAAGCTTCTCGCTCCGTCAAGAAGCTATCAGCTGGGAAATCGCTGAGGAAATCGCAGCAGAAGCCAAGAATGGCGCTGCTCAGCTTGACCTTCGTCAGTACGCTGCTAAGGACGCTGCAAATCGTCTTATGCAGTCCTGGGAGATCACCGTTGCAACTGCTGTCCAAGACGACACTCTTTATGAAGCAGACAACGTATTTGACCTTGCTACTCGCGCCTCTGGTGCAGACAAGTTCAATGCTGCTACTTCTGACATCGAGGTTCTAATTGACGAAGCTAAGGAAGCTGTTCGCGCTCAGATCGGTACCTATCCTAATAAGATGGTTATCTCCCCTGACGCTTTCAACGCCCTCAAGCGTAACAAGAGAATCAGAGACTTCATGCAGCGTGGCGTTCTCGTCAACGAAGCAACTCTCGCCAACATCTTTGGCCTTGACGAGATTCGTGTTGCACGTCGTCTTAAGCTTAACCAGTCCACTGGTTCACTTGAGAACATCTATAGCAACATTGCTGTTCTCTTCTACCAGCCTTCTGGTGCTACCGATGGTTTTGCTCCCGCTCTGGATGCAAACTACGGTAACCCTGCTTTCGGATACACCTACACTCTTGCTGGTTATCCTATTGCTACTCCTGAGCGTTTCAACATCGAGCGCCGCGTATTCACCGGTGACATCCTTGTCGAGCGTTCCTTCGAGCTAGTCGGCATGGGCGAAAACGGTAAAGTTGGTGCTGGCGCTATTCTTAAGAACTGCGTCTGATCAATCGTTAAAAACTTGATAAACTGGCTGGCCTTCGGGTCGGCCCTTTTTGTTTAAAGTAAAACAGAAGAAAATATGATCTATGTCAGGTCCTCAACCACCTAGAGATATACACGGAGCCGCGAATAATTGCTCGCCCGCCACAGTGGATTATTTTATTTCTGTGTTTGGTTTTCAAGAAGCTGTAGAGCTATCTAACATTGAAGATCCAACTGGAAACAATATTGATGTTACTAAGATTCAATTAGCCTTAAATGACGCAGGTCAGCTAATTAACAATTATATAGATAGCGCTCCACCGCAAGGAAAAGTCTTAATTGCCGGTTCTTATAGAAGAACTCAAGCAACAATTGCTAGGTACTATCTAGATGTATTAAGACCACGTACTCAAGTCCAAGAGGCGTCAGAAAAAGCCCTCCAGCAACTAGAGATGTGGGCCGCTAAAGGCAGCCCAAGTACTGGGTTTAAATGGCAAGAAGCTTATGCTTACTGGAGATCTGGTTGCTCGATGACAAAAAGCTCCTATCAGAGAGGAAGAAGCTTCACCGATCCTTCTCTTAATAAGTGGGTACTTCGTGAAGGAAGTAACGACCGTGGATTCCCGTTCGCGAATAGAGAAGCTGTTGTACTCAATAGAAACTCAGATAAAAGCCTTGCTTTAGAAACCCAAGGGGTTAAAGAAGTTATTCCAGACAGCGCATATGAAATGAATGAGCTCGTAGATGCTCTTGAGTCTACAAGAGGCCTTTCTAGTTTTACAAATACAGACCAAGCTACAAGTCCTGCAGAAGGAGACGGCTTAGTTGCAAATAATGACACCGCTTCCGCCGACGGTGAGTTCGATAACTATGGCGGATTAACTACTAACGATACGTTCTAATGGCCACTAACTCATATAAAGGATACAACCCATTTTATCCAACAAATGCTGGAGGCGGAGCATTTTATCTAACAAATAACGACGCCGGAAACTGCTACGGGTATAGAACCGGCCTTAAAAGTGCTGTTTTTCCTGATGGCACAAAATATAAAGAAGACGCTGATGCCCTTCGTCAATATATTATAGAGCTTGAATCTACAAGAAAATTACAGGATCTTGTAAACGTAGAGTTTTCTAGAGATGTTAAAAAAGGTGATTTTTTGGTGTATGATAACACTAAAGGAAAATGGGTGCTTACAGATTTTCTATCCGGCGGTGAGTTCTGATGCTTTTAGAAATTGAAAATCAACTCCATCGTAGAGTTCATTCTACCTTGGGGCAAAGCGCTGTTGTACTTCGCTTAGCTGAAGAATTAGATCAATCGGGAAGGGTTGCAGAGCAAGCCATGATAATTGTTAGCTTTGTTTCTGCAAACACAGCAAATGAGATGGGTGGCGGAGCGTACATTCCCACAATTCGTTCTAGGAAAATGACCTACACCGTCACACTAGTTCAAAAGCAAACTCAAAGAGAAGGGCATAGCTTTTCACTACCTTTATTAGATCTTATTGCTGATGCAGTTACGGGGTGGGTGCCTGAAGTTCCTGGGTTAGAGTTTGCTACCGGATTTGAATTAGAAGCGGAAAGGTTCGTACAAGTAACAGATGCTTCTCAATTTATATACGAACAGAGCTATTCAGTAACTGTTACTATATCAGACGGAAGATTTTATAGCCAGCCATGTGCTGCATTTGATCCCATATCCATTGAGGATTTCTTGCCGAAAAGAAAATGCTTACTCACTCCTTCTGGAGAAAATACAGGGCTCGCAGTTTGGACTAGAATAACAGGTCCTGAAAGCACCGAAAGCTTTATTGTAGAGGACTCTCGAACTTGCAAGAGATACTTAGGAGATAGATTGGAGCTAACTTGCGGGAGCGATTTAGATGGTACTGCAACTTATAAGTTCATTCCAGAAAAAGCGATTACTTACGATTCCCAAGGAGTTGCTACTGTAAAAGATTCTTTAACTGCTTCTGGACCTTTATCTAACGTTTGGAAATGCGATAAAGATAGAAAAACAGATTTACCACCGTGGTTTAAGCTAGATGTAGACTTCGGGCTGTGGAGAAATGAAGCAGGAACTATTGCAAATCAAGATCCTTTAACATCTGCAGTTCAAAAAACAAAATTTAATCCAGACACAGAATATTTTCGACCTGACTAAGTTCTCATAAATAATATCTTATCTTTCTGAATATTATTACGCAGAGTATTGAGTGTAATGCATCGGTGCCCTGCGTTTTTTGTCATGTTTGCTTTTTTAGGGTACTTTGTTGTAAAGTCACCATTAGCTTTTAATAGAGCAATCTCTGTGCTATTTATCCCCACCCAGTATTGAGGTTTTTTGCCGCTCATTAAATAAGGCTCCTCTTGCATAAAAAGAGAAAGCCCGTACTTGAGCTTAAAATATTTGTTTATTTCGTCAAAGGTCTTCAAAGACGGGGATGAGGTCTTTAATTGTAACTGAGTGTCCATCATTTTCTTTCTTTTGTTGAGATACAGTGTTAGTGCTAGAGTCGGCAGCTTTGCGGAAAATAAGATCAATTTCAATAGATGAGAGCCACGCGTTTGCCACAGGAAGCTCATAAATCTCGTAATTGTATCTCATCCAGGCCCAACACCAAGCATGAGCAACTTGGAATAAAGCCGCGAGCCTTTCTGCTTCTTCCTTTGGACACATATACAGAATACTGTCATGTACTGACATATTGAACTTAGCATTGAGTTTGTGGTCTTTGATAAGCCATTCCATCGCGGTCATAAATGCATGAAGCATAGCACTACCCGTGGATTGAATACACCAGTTATTTCTCATTGTCCAGAAGTCGTCGCCAACTGATGATGGACGGAAGGCAGTTGACATTTTTGTGCCACTTAGAGGATTAATAGGCGTCTTTTCACAGGCAATCTTAGCCATTTCATTGTAGGCATAAGAGTCAGATCCGCCGATTAGTTCTCTCATTCCTCGATAAGCTTTCCGGCCTTTCTTAATCTCGATGAGTTTCTTACCCATGTCTACGGCCTGTTTCATAGAGATGGATTTGTTTCCTTTACGGATAGTGTTAGCCAAGGTCTTAGCTCCGCATCCATAAAGCATCCCGTAGTTACATCCTTTAGCAACGGCTCTGGAGATCCCAATCGCCCTGGCGGTCATCGAGTGCATGTCAGTTCCGTTGTCTTTTGACCCTGCAAGAATGGCGTGCGAGTACTGAGTTGACCCAGCCACTTTGTAATAGGAATCAGCAAAGATGGAAGCAACAACAGCTTCTTGGGCATCAAAATCTGATTCAACAAAAACCCAACCATCAGGAGCTTGTACTCGGGTTTTGATCTCGGATCCAATTTTATCATACTTTGGATCAGGAACGGTGAGCCAGAGATTTTCTCCAGCACGATTAGTAGAAGTATTGTGAGGGACCGATGCTGGAACAATAAGATTGAATTCTTTACCGAGAGGATTTTTGACTTTAGCGACATTTTGTTCACGAACTCGGCTTCTAACCGATGTCCAATAGGATACGTTAATTGCAAGCTTAATTAGTTCTTTAGCTTGAGGGAGATCAGAGCTAAGCATCCCAGACTCAAAATCGTCGTTGTAGTCTTTTGACAATACTCCTCCGACATTCTCTCCTTCTCCTTTAGGGTGGGGAAGCCTAACGTACTCTCCTATATCTTTGCTAAAGAAGCACCAGCCTCTATCAGAAAAATAGGTCATAGGCTTATCATCCCACTTAAGACGAAGTAGGAAGTGAGATAGACGATTCTTAGTAGAGATACCACCGATAACAAGTTTATTACCTTCTTCGGTTTCTTGGATTTCTGAAACGCTTCTTAGCCACTTGGGGATTCCGTACCACTTAGAAGAGGGTTTCCCAGCTTTTGTGAGTTTGAAGTTACACTCCCAATCCATCTGAGATAGCCAAGGATCAGAATCTGCATCAATCTCTCCTTGGTTCCAGGCGTTATAGATCTCTTGAGCCATCTCTCCTAGAATCTCTTCCTGTCTAGAGATGGAGTCTCTCCAAATTTTCTCGCAGCCTTCAAACCACTCAGCCCAGTCATCTACAACAGGAAGGAAAGCCGAAGAGATTCCAAAGTGCCCAAGTAGAGTAGTTAGAGACGGGTTGTTCTGAAGGTACTTAAGAATGACAATAGAGAAGAGCTCTTGAGTAATCTCTGCGTCTTTAAGAGCGTATTGAGTCAAATCTTCATGGAGCTCACAAATTTGCTCCATGGTCTCGCTAACTACAAACACGTCCCTAATCTTTTTATCTGCCGGCTCCAAACGTTTCATCGGCCGACAATGAAAGTTATAGCAATCAATAAGGCTATTAAGTGATCCTTTATCCGCCCAGATAGGATCAGCTTTGTAACTAGATTTTTTAGTTGCTTTTTGTACGTACCACCATCTCTGCCCGGAAGCCAGTCCACTCACGTTAATATGAGCAGACATGGTATCAAACCAGTAATTCTTCTTGGCGATATCGTAAGATTCTTCACAACGAGCTCGGTCATAAGCAACGTTATGAGCGATGAAGATCTTATCATTACCTACAGGGACAAGAGTGGTGTAATACTCGATAGAAGGATCTACGTAGCACTCGTGCATCCAGATATAGTAAGCAGTATCGGTGACTGCAGTGGCAAGGATAGGATGAGAGAAGTCAGATCCTTTAACAAA